TGTCACCTATTTGGACGGATAATGACGATGTGGCGGTAAATGACGTTATTACCACAGATTTAGATGATAATGTATGTAGAAGAGTTACAACTAAAACGACATATAAAGCAAAACCATTTTATTTTGAATATACTCAAACAGCACCAATATACATGGATGGATATTTTACAGGAACCAATGCATGTCCTGATTGTATTACCGCTGGAGGTTCTGGTGGAGGGGCGGGTGTTGCGGGTAATGTTGTAAGTATAACCGCAACTATAGGACAGGGAACACCTTTAAATGAATATTGCCAAGATGGTAGTACACCATATAATGCCGGTGTCTCAACTGTAACATTTACTTTTAATGGAACAAGTGGACCTGTAACTCCAGATACAACTGTGGAATATAGTATAAATGGAACGACATATACAACATGGACACCAACAGGCAGTACATTTGTTCAAGATATGTATGCAAGATATAGAAGTAATTGTAGTGGTGGATCAGATGAGATTGATAATATTAGAATTAAAGTAAACAACATTATATTATTAAATTACGATTTAGGAGATTAATAAAACAAAATTAAATAAAGATATTTATAACATATGAGTTTTTTAAACAACGATAACGCACAATACTTATCAGCAAGAATCACCCAAAAAGGTAGAAAGGCAATTGCAAAGGGTGACTTTCAAATAAATTATTTCCAAGTCGGGGATTCTGAATTTGATTACTCAACGGCGTTTTCATCATATACAGGAGGAACTCAACCAAACGAAAAAGTTTTCTCACCGTTTGATAAAGAAACGGGTGTAAAATATCCTTTAAAGTTAAATTCAAGTGATAGTAGTACATATGGAAATCCTGTACAACAATCTACATTATACACTATAAAAAATGAAATGGGACCTGCGGGATTTGTTTCAAATTACATACCAAACAATACAACAATTGAATGTGAAACGTTCACAATTACCTCAGGTTCAATTAATGGAAGTAACACAATAACAATACCAACGTCGGCTAGTGGAAGTTATTTTGCAAGTGGTAGTTATGTTACATTGACGTTAGGTGAATTATATGGTGAAACTGCAACAATACAATCAAGTTTGAATAGTTTCGTTTATAAAGTAACGAATAAATCTGGTAATGTATTAACATTAGATAGAAACTTACCAAATTTAACTGGTTCACTAAGTTTAACAGGAACCGTTATATCTAATGAATGTGAATTGGAGTATTCAATTGAAAGTGAAATTGCTTCAGTATGTTTACCAACACCAATTGACCCATCACAACAATTAAATTCTTGGACATTAAATACAATTTGGACACAACAACCAATTGGAGGAACTACTAGCGATGAAACTTTATCAGGTTATACAAGTAATGTATTTGTATCAACTAAAGAAAGATTAGGATATACGAGTACAGGACAAACATTTGTACCATTTTCGGGATTATCAACTTCAAGTATATCAATACCAGATTTCACTAATGAAAATTACGGAACAAGTTTTGTAAATTCATATGATGAAGTAATTGAATTATTACCATCTGAACAAAGATGTGTTGCAATTATTCATTATTCTGAATTGGGTGATGTTATTAATGATCCAGAAAGATTTTTTAAATATGATGACTATATTAGTACTGGAATTACAAACAATGTAGCCACTGATAATGATGATGAATTAATAACCGATTTAGATTATTTTGAAGTTTATATACCATTTTTATTATATCATAGAAGTACAGGAACAACTATCGGAGCATTATTTACTATGGATTCTATAGACTACTATGTTAAATCAACAAAAAATGCAACTTCTACATTACCATTTAGATATTTGTTAGATGAGACTAATGTTAGAGTAGGTAAAGTATTTTACAATAATAAAATAGTGGTTTTTGACGACCAAGAATTGGTTGCAACATTAGATTACAGAAGTAATAGAAAATATACGTTACCTGCACCAAAAGTGTATGCAACACCAAGCGATACAGTAGGAAATAGTTCAATGTTAAGTACAACAGGTCAAACTGTTTGGTTAACATACATGATGACCTTTACATCAAATCAAACGATTAATGCATTACCTTGTAACTATTTTAATAAAGTTAGATTAGGAGGTACTGAAGACGGATGTTTTCCTGCAATTCCATCACAAATCTCATTTAAATTTGGTGATGAATTTAATTTTTTAAAGACCAGTTTAAACGACGTATCAAACGGACTTGTTGCAAACAAAATATTTGCGTTAATCCAAAGAGTTGAAAATATTACATCTTTACCATCACCAGATGGTTGGAAATATATTGATATCACCTCACAGATTAATGGAGTGTTTACTAAAAATAATTTGTTAGCAACAACATTTACAATTAAATATTCAGATTATTCAGGAGCAACAACCTTCAATTTAGAAACACATATGACAAGTGTTGGTACAGATTATTTAGGTACAACAAGTTCAACAACACAACCTCAATTTGGTGACGAACAACCATTCCCTGGTAGTGTTAGGTTAGTTAGAGCTACCGATATTGAACAAATGAATTTTTTAATTAACCTACCGTCAAACGCATTTGTAACATCACAAAACCCAACGTGTAGTTCATGTACACCGGTTATAACTGAAGTTCAATTGTTAAATGATAATAAAGAACCATTAGTTGTTGCAAAGGCTCCGTTACCGATTAAGAGATTAGGTACTCAAGTTTTATCAGTTAAATTAGATTTCTAATATTTGGGTTAGATATTACTACAAAATATATCCTCTTCACACTTTTCATATATTTATTAGTATGAGAAAAGTATATATATATGGTTTAGTTGATAAATCAAAAAATGAATTAAAATATATTGGTAAAAGTATTAATCCACAATCTCGTTATAGAAAACATTTACAGGACAGTAATAAAAAAATAAGTTATAAAGATAAATGGATATTTTCTTTACTAGAAAATAATAACAAACCAGAATTATTAATAATAGATGAAGTTGATGAATGTAATTGGGAATTTTGGGAAAAACATTATATTTCATATTATAAATCTATTGGTTGTAAATTAACAAATATATCAGAAGGAGGAGAAAATCCACCAAGTGCGTTAGGAAGAAAATGGACACCCGAACAATTAAAAAGAATTTCAGAAAATAATAAGGGAAAAAAAAGATCTGAGGAAACAAAAAAAAATATTTCATTGGCAAAAAAAGGTAAACCAATTCCACATTTAAATAATGGAAAAGAGCGTTCACTTTTACACAGAAAAAATCTATCTTTATCTACGAAGGGTAGAGTTTCACCAAATAAAGGAAGAAAATATGACGAAGAGTATGGTAAAAAAATATCAAATTCCCATTCACATCAAAAAAGAAAAATCATACAGTTAACCTTGGATGGTAAAAAAATAAAAATATGGGAATCAATTTCGGAAGCAAAAAAAGAGTATAAAAATAATCACATTGGTGAATGTTGTTTAGGTAAAATAAAAACAGCGGCCGGATATAAATGGAAATATTATGAATGACAAGTTAATTAAATTAAAAAATACACCTAAAATTTTAGGTCTTGATATCAGTACTAAAGTTATTGGATTTGCCTTATTTGATATATCAGGTTCTAAATTATTAGAACTAACTCATTTTTCCCCTAAAATAAAACCTCAACCTGTAGATAAGATTGAAGAGTTGATTAAAAAAGCGGATGCGTTTAAAAAACATTTAGAGGGTTATAAAGACATGGGAATTCTCCGTGTCGTCATTGAGGAACCTTTATTACAATCAAATAACATTTACACTATCGGAACGTTATTACGTTATAACACTTTAATTTTAAAGAATTGTTACGATGTATTAGGAGTGTTACCAACGTTTATCTCAACGTACAACTCAAGAAAATTTGCATTTCCCGATTTGGTTGGTCCAAATGATAAAGGACGTAATGTTTTATTCGGTGGGTACCCAAAAGATATTGATAAGAAACATGTTATTTGGGAACACGTTAATAGTGTATGTCCCGATGTTAATTGGTTATATGGAAAAACAGGTAACCTTAAAAAAGAGAACTACGATATGGCAGATGCTGCATGTTGTGTTATCGGATATGTAAACATGAACAAACAAACTGCATAAAATGATTATTGGAATAATAGGACAAGGATTTGTTGGTAACGCAATATACCAAAAGTTTAAAAATTATTATAATGTTTTAACATACGATTTAGATGAAACTAAAAGTAATTCATCTGAAACTGATTTAATTGAAAAATCAGAAGTTATATTTGTATGTCTACCAACACCGATGAATCAAGACGGTAGTTGTAATATTGATATTGTTGAAGGAGTAATTAAAAAAATTAACGACACCTCAAAAAATAAAATTGTTGTTATTAAATCAACAATAACGCCTGGTACCACAGATGGATTAAACTCAAAATATGAGAATATTACGATTGCTTTTAATCCTGAATTTTTAACGGAACGTAATGCAATTGATGATTACGAAAATCAAAATAGAATAATATTAGGAGGACCGAGGACTGCGACAACTAAACTAAAACAAGTATTCAGTAAGGTTTTTCCTAAGGCGGAAATCATTAAAACAGATTCAACACATGCTGAAATGGTAAAGTACCTTATTAATACTTTCTTATCGGTTAAAGTATCTTTTGCAAATGAGATATACCAACTATGTGAAAAACTGAATATTGACTACGATAAAGTAGTTGAATACGCAATTCACGATGAAAGATTAGGTCATTCACATTGGTCAGTACCTGGTCATGATGGTGATTATGGTTTTGGAGGTCATTGTTTTCCAAAAGATTTATCTGCGTTAATATCATTATCAAATCAATTAGGTACCTTAAATAATGTTTTAAAATCCACAAATGACACTAATAACACTGTAAGAGTTAATAGGGATTGGGAAAATATGAAAGGTAGGGCGGTAGTATAAAATATTGGGCAACTAATATTTTACTTTTGAAAATAACTTACCTATATTTATTAATAGGACGGGACCTGTAGAAATACAGGTTTGGTTGGAGGGGCGAGAGGTGGTGTTCTCGCCCCAATTTTTTGCTCACTATTTTTTATTATCGTTTATTTTTTGTATTTTATCTAAATGAGCACCCAAGAAGAAGTTGACTATTCCGCGGTATTTGAGATTTTAGAGGATATGTTTGGTGACTATAAGAATCACAATGACTATAGACACCAAGTATCTTTTGATTGCCCAATATGTTCACATGAGATAAAAGGGTTAGACCACGGTGATGGGAAAGGAAATCTTGAAGTCAATTACAAATATGGTGTTTATAAATGTTGGGTATGTGCTGAAACACATGGAACACACGGTTCAGTATTTAAATTAATTAAGAAATTTGGTAATCCAAGGCAATTAAAGAAATATCTTTTATTGAAACCTGAAGATGATGAAGATATATCAAAAAGAACGTATAAACCAGTTAAATTACCTAAAGAATTTGTTTCATTTAAAGATGCCTCATTTGGAATGAAATTGACACCTGGATATAAACAGGCGTACAATTATATTAAAAATAGAAACATCACTGATTTGATGTTACAAATATATAACATTGGTTTTTGTGCAACAGGATTATATGAGAATAGAATAATAATTCCTTCATATGATGAAAATAATAGATTAAATTATTTTATTGCTAGGTCTTATTTAATGAAAACAAAATTTAAATATAAAAATCCTGAAGCACAAAAGGAACTTATAATATTCAATGAATATTTAATTGATTGGACTAAACCCGTCTATATCGTTGAAGGTGCATTTGATAGTATTTTTATACCAAACGCAATACCAATGTTAGGAAAATTTATGAGTGAACATTTATTTATGACACTTTATGAAAAGGCAAAAAAAATAATTATAGTATTAGACCCTGACGCATATGGCGATCAAGAAAAATTATATCATAAATTAAATTGTGGTAAGTTGATGGGTAAGGTGTGGAGTATTAAATTGGAGGGAGATAAAGATATTGCCGATTTACAGGGAAACTTAAATGAATATAAAATGAAACAAATAGAATAAAAATGAATTTAAAAGACGTATCGTTAGAAATTAATGATTTATTAGAAAAAAGAAGAAAAGAATTAGAATTAACATTTATAGAAGAAGAACACATTTACTATATGAAAGATGTTGATGGTGAAATAAAAAAGAACTTTCCATCAGTATCTAAAATCGTTAAGAAATTTCATAAACCATTTGATGCTGAAGGTATGGCACTAAAGATGTCCAAAGGTGACCCTGAAGGTCAAGCTCAATTACTTGCTGAATGGAGACAAGCTGGTGACCTATCAACAAATATGGGTAGTCGTGTTCACTTTGAATTGGAATCTGAATTGATTGGTCGTTTTGATAACTACAAAGAAGTTAGACAACCTATATTCACTATCAATGAAGAACAACAACGTAAGAGTGATAATATGATTAGTGCCGGCAAACAATTTCTTGATTTAATGTTAGAAAGAGGCGGGATATTATTAGATACGGAGATTGTATTAGGTGACCCAACTGAACAATACACAGGACAACCTGATAAAGTATGGTTGATGCAAAACAAAGAGAAAGATGGATTTGGATTTGTTATTACAGATTGGAAAACAAACCAACCTAAGAATTTTGAGGTACATCATTATACTGGTAAACTATATCCACCATTCAACAATTATCACGATAATGCACTAGGTCATTACTATTTACAATTACCATTATATGGAAGATTGTTACGTAAAATGTTAGAAGGAACAAAATACCAAGATATTAAATTATTAGGTAATGTTGTTGTTTTATTAAAAGATGACGCAACATTTGTTGAATATAAAGTTCCCCCACAAATTAATAACGCAATCCTTACTATGGATTTATCAAAATACATTTCAAGATGGTCAAGAAAATAATACACATTGCCGACTTACATATTCGTACAATTCAAATGCATGATTTGTATAAAGAACAATTTGAAAAGTTATTAAGTGAATTACGAGTTCATCATTGGAATTGGGTTGAAGAAGGATTAACTTGGGATAATATAAGAATCGTTGTTGCTGGAGATATCGCACATCAAAAGATTAATATATCAAATGAACAACTGATGTTAACAAGTTGGTTTCTTAGAGAATTATCTCATTTGGGTAATGTAGTAATTATACCGGGTAATCATGATTTCTTAGAGAATAATACACAACGATTAGATAGTATTAGCCCTGTGGTAGATTTATTAGATAATGAAAATATTGCTTATTATAAAGATAGTGGTGATTATATAGATGAAAATATACAATGGGTAGTGTATTCACTATATCAACATAACTCACGTCCCGAATTTACGAAAGACGAGACCAAAATAACTGTTGGTTTATTTCACGGACCAATTATGGGATTGTCAACCGATTTAGGTTATGAGTTTGAAGATGCCTATGACCAATTAAACTTTGTTGATTTGGATTTATTATTATGTGGAGATATTCACAAGAGACAACAATTCACATTACCAAACGGAGGTCATGCAATTATGGTTGGTAGTCTCATACAACAAAATTTTGGTGAGACGGTAAAACATCACGGGTATGGAATATACGATGTTGAAACAAATGAATATACATTTCATGATTTACCAAATGAACAACCCTTCTTACACTTTAGAATAAACGATATCAAAGATATAGAAAATGAAACCGAAGAGCACGTTAATCTTGGATAGTGAGTTTATTCAATATTGTGAATTAAATAACATAGACAACATAGATAAATTAGCAAAAGAAACCTTCGCAAGAGGGTTTTCTTTGTTGAAATATGGGGAAACACCATATGGTAATAGAATAAAAGAAACGGTTGAAGTAATTAAAGAAGTTGAAGTAATTAAAGAGGTTGATAAAATTGTTGAAGTACCGGTGGAGGTGATTAAGGAAGTTATTAAAGAGATTGTAGTGGAAAAAATTGTTGAAGTTGTAAAAGAAGTGGAAGTTAAAAAAGAAGGGAAAACTAAAACTGTTGTGAAAGAAGTTATAAAAGAAGTTCCTGTAGAAAAAATTGTTGAGGTTGTAAAAGAAGTTGTTAATATGGAAGAAATAAACAGATTAACAAAAGAGAATGAAAAATTAAAAGAAGATTTGAATAAAATATCCAACTCAATTAATAATATGGGTCGTGGTAGATTTATGAAAAATAGTGACTTAGGTTCACTTTACGATGAATAATTTCCGGCAATATATTTCTTTTTATTGAATCTTTTATTTATATTTTAATTATAAATAAAAATGATTATGATATTATTATTTTGGGTATTAGCGGCTTATGGAATGACCTCAATTTTAGTATGGGGAGCAATTTTTGAAAATCAAAGAACATGGATAAAGAAACACTCCAAATTTTTTGGAGACCTGATTAGTTGTACGTTGTGTACTTCCACATGGGTTGGATTTTTTATGTCGTTAACATTAGGTAGTTTATCAGTTCAATATTTTGAAACTGTTTGGTTTTTACATTTATTTTTTGACGGGATGGTTACCGCCGGTTCTGTATGGGCATTGAACACCATAATTGAGTTCTTTGAAGAAAGTAGAATTAAGTAATGAACCAAGAAGAAAAATTAAGAGAATTTTCTAACGCATTATTAGATGAAACTATTGAGACTTATAAATGGTCTAGAGGTAAAACTAATATAAAAGGTGAAATTATGGAAATAACCGCAGACAAAGCAGAAGAAAGATGTGGTAGAGATTCTTTATGGAAATCTGGTTCTCATAAGTCTGGTTTTGATATGAATATTATGGGAGAACCAAATTCATTAAAGGCGGTCAAAATTAAAAGTAAAAATAAAAACACATTTAAACTTTCATCATATAGATTAACAACTTGTAAAACTATTGATGAAATAAATAAAGAAATACAAAAAAGAGATGAATCATTTGAAAAATATTTGGTATGTTTAACATATGAAACATCTAATAAACATATTGTTAAATGGGGTTCTTTAATAAAATCAAAGATTGATTTTAAAAATATTGAGTGGATTGAAAAATTTGGAAAAAAAGGAATGTTTTCAGGATACAAATCAAAAGACAATAAATTTTTTATTCATAAATCAATGTCAAATCAATTATGGTTTGAAGTTAATGAGGATTATTTGGATATTATTTGTACATATGAATATGAATTAAAAAAATAGAATGTTACCAAATAAAGTTATATTAAGAGATTGTATTGAAGGTATAAAAGAATTAGGGGATAATTCTATTGATGTTATTATTGCCGACCCACCATATAATATTGGTAAGGATTTCGGTAATGACTCCGATAAACAAGTTATGTCGGAATATTACGAATGGAATAAAATATGGATATCTGAATGTTATAGAGTATTGAAACCACACGGTTCAATTTTTATTTACGGATTTAGTGAAATATTAGCACAAATATTTGTTGACATTGAATATAAAACTAAAAGATGGTTAGTTTGGCATTACACAAATAAAACTACACCATCATTAAAAGATTGGCAAAGGTCACATGAGTCAATTATACATTTATGGAAAGGGAAAGAAAAGATATTCAATACTGATGATGTTAGAGAAGAGTATACAAAATCTTTTTTAAAAAATGCTGCAGGTAAGAAAAGAAGGGCAACTAAGGGAAGATTTAGTAAAGGTGAAACCGAAACGACATATAAGGCACATGATAATGGTGCATTACCAAGAGATGTGTTTAAAGTGTCAGCATTGGCTGGAGGAGCTGGTGCAAAAGAAAGATGGTTCTATTGTACAAATTGTGATTCTGCGTATCATCCGACTGAAAAGAAAAATCATATAGAACACGAAATTATTAATCACCCAACACAAAAACCTTATGAGTTAACAAAAAAATTAATATCCTCATCAATACCTAAAGATAGTGTTCCACAAATATTAATACCATTTTCAGGTTCAGGTGGTGAATTAATTGTTGCTAGAGATTTAAATTGTGAGTTTGTGGGTTTTGAAATTAATCCTATATTTGTTAAATTGGGTAATGTGTGGTTAGATAAAACAAAAAAGACAAATGAGTAATCCATTTATAAAAGTAACTTGGGAAGATGTACCCGAAAATTTCACCCCTGAAAAAATCAGAAGGGTGAAATCTTATTTTGAGAAAAAATATAATGCAAAGACCGTTCAGGTAATCACTAAGACTTTAACTAACGTTAATCAAACACGTTTAGAGTCTTTAGAGGCATCTGACAATATCTTAGATCATCAATATCAAAAGAAATTGATGAAAGATTTTCTTTCGGATAACAACATAGTTATTAAAGAGGAGTTGATGGAAAGATTAGATAATAAGGTCAACACTCAAATAGATAAATTAAATGAAAATAAGGTCAGGTATAACAAATGGTACATCAAGAAAGTTGAATTCTCAAACTTTCTTTCATTTGGTGATAACAATACTATTGATTTTACAGGTTTGGACGGCATTACAGTAATTGAATCCACACCTAAGAACTTCGGAGGTAAATCCACATCATCTGTAGATTTATTAATGTTCTTATTTTTTAATACAACCACTAAAACAAAAACCAATGGAGAAATCTTCAATAGGTTTACCGATAAGAATGACGTAAGTGTTCGTGGTGAAATCACAATTGATGGTGAAGATTATGTTATTGAAAGAAACACATCTCGTAAGATGAGTAAGTCAGGTGAATACACTGTTAAAAATGAATTAGAATTTTTTAAGAAAGCCGAAGACGGTTCTATTGTAAACTTATCAGGTGAACAAAGAAGAGAAACCGAAGCGTTTATATCTTCAGCAATTGGTACACAAGAAGATTTCTTATCAACCATTCTTACTACCGGTTATAATTTAGAAGAATTAATTGAATCTAAACCAACGGCTCGTGGACAGATTTTAACAAAGTTTATGGGTTTAGAAAGTCTTAAAGCAAAAGAAGAAATTGCTAAAGAGATGTACAATGATTGGTCTAAGAAATTAGTATCCAACACATATAATAAAATTAGTTTAGAAACTGATAATGAAACACATAAGGAAAGTATAATCAATTCTGAAAGTGAAATTGTAAGACTTACAAAAGAATTAGGTAAGTTTGAAAAGGATTTACAAAAGTTAGAAAAGAAAAGAGACGAAGTATTCTTAAAAAGAAACAACGACGTAGATAAAGAACTTATCAATACTAATCCAGTTTTATTACAAAGAGAAGTTGATGATTTAACAAAACAAAGAAACCTCAGTCAAACAAATGCTGACGGAGTTAATGTAATAGAACCTTCTCAATTCTATAATGAAGAAGAACACAAAGAACTAAGAGGTGAAATGGCAAATATTCAAGGAATTGATGTTGCGTGCAAATATGAAAAAACCCAAAGAGAAAAATTAATTAAACAATTTGAAGAAGGAACTGTTTGTCCAACTTGTAATAGAGCATTAGATGAAGTAGACCATACGGATGAAATTGAAAAGATTAAAAAGGAAATTGAAGAGATTATTAAAGATATAGAATTAAATCAAAGTCAATTTGATTTATTGAAAGAACAATCTGAAGGGTTTGATAAATTAAAAATTGAATTTGAAAATTACGAAAGAAATAAACTTCGTAAAGAAAGATATGAATTGGAGGTAGAACAAAAACAATTGGAGATTGACGGTAAACAAAAAAGATTAGACAATTACGAAAATAATAAAAAGAAACTTGAGGAGAATCAAAAGATTGATTCAGAAGTAATCGCCCTTAAAACAAAGATTGAAACAGCAAACGGAGACATTAGACAAACCAATACTAATATTGAAAGACACACCAACAACATTTCAAACATGAATGATAAGATTGGTATTAATGAAGACTTAATTAAAAAGATTACATCAGAAGAAGAGTTATCTGCAGTATTCAAGATTTACTTAACGGTATATGGTAAGAATGGAATATCTAAAATTATTCTTAAAAATATGATTCCATTAATCAATCAAGAATTATATCGTTTATTGGTTGATAGTTGTCACTTCATTTTAGAAATGAATATAAACGATAAGAACGAGGTTGAATTTATTATGATAGATACTGAGACACGTATAGTTAAACCCCTTAATGCGGGTTCTGGTTACGAAAGAACAATATCCTCATTAGCACTTCGTAGTGTATTAACAAAGATATCGTCATTACCTAAACCTAACATCGTGGTTATGGATGAAGTGTTCGGTAAAATTGCTGACGAGAACCTTGAAATGGTGGGAGAATTCTTCAAAAAGATTAAAAACTATTTTGACCATATTCTTGTCATATCACACAATTCTTTAATACGTAATTGGTCAGATAATATCATTATGATTAAGAAAGAAGAGAATGTTTCATCTGTAGATTTTATTACAACAAAAATTTCTTAGTTTAAAAATTATACATTATATTTGTGAATAAACTAAATTTACAATCATGACACCTAATCAGTACAAAGATTTTGGTCTTTA